CTCGTCTTTGTAGAGGCAGGTGATGGGCATCGGGTAGATGGGCTTCACGTTCTCGAAATGGTAGGCGTAGAGCGTTTTGCCTTTGCCATAGTCGAATAAATCATCGTTTGAAAGGCAGTCTTTCATTCTTTCGGTTCTTTGGTCACGGATGTAAAAATTGGACGAATCACCACTTCGATGAACGAAGTCATATTTGAACGCTTCCTTGCAGTCGCACTCGATTGGCACAAACGGTAGAATCGTGATACTGCGGCGACCCGAATGTCTACCCTCGCAATAGTATTTGCCGCTATCGTTGTCCATAATTAATAAATCGGATTTGTTTTTAGGCTTTGTGCAGTAGATATAGGCTTTCATTTGTTTTCTCCTTTATTTGTTTAGAACTTCTAAGTGAGGATAATCACCGTTGTGGTCTACTTTTTCTTCCATGACGATAAACTTATTGGAATTGCCGCAAGATAAGGCCAACGCGCGTCCGCATTGTCTTTCCCAAAACACAATTACTTTTTGGTTTTTGACATCGGATAGGTGAGAGCCGTCCTCGCTATCGAATCCAAACGATTTCATCCAAAACATAATGGCATAACCCAAATCGTCATTGAGGTTGACGAACGGAAGCAGACTGAAACCGTAGAACCTCATTGTTAGGGTCACGCAGTTGAAATGGCCAATGTACTCGACATCAAGCCTTTCCATGTTCTCGATGGTTGTAACCCCATTGGGATAGTCTTTCTTTAACTCGTCCAGTGTTTTATATTTCATTTCTTTTCTCCTTGGTCATAGTCTAAAAGTTGACCGCAATATGGGCAATGCGGATATGTGCTTGCGAGATATTCATGGCATTTAGGACACTCGAAGAAGAATCTATTTGGGATTGCTTTCATCGGCTTCTCGGATTGCTCGATTAAGTTGGCGCAATCGGTATAGGCTTGGATTTCGCCGTTAAGTTTCGTGATATCGGGGTATTTAACGTAGGTGTGGTATTGCTCGAACTCTTCGACAAGCGGTTTTCGCTCGTCAAACAAGGCGTTGATTTTGTCTTTCAGGATTTGCTTAATGTCCATTCACTTATCCTCCAAACCAAGGTCGGAAACTCGATAGATATTGTCCTCGGTCAAACCTTTGAATAAATAATTTTTAACATAAAACTCAACGTAGAAATCATCGCTTCCATGATACAAAGTCAAAAGTTTGGAATCGCCTATCAGCCTTATCTTGATTGCGGTAAGGCTATTGAGCGAAAAATAATCAAAGTCTTTTAGCAACGCCTTTTCTTCTTCCGTGAGCAAATCGGGAACCTCGATTTCGACCGTTTGGTCAAGGAAATTAGCGGTGAACTTATCTTTGTTGTCGTACCATGGTGCTATAGCGGAACGGCACGCAACAAAACGAAAGGGGCATTTTTCGCAACTCTGGTTATAGCAGTTATCATATCCCCAACGCTTGTATTGCTTCTCGGTCAAATCTCTCAACTTGATTGTCTTTTTCATTTTCCGTTCTCCTTGATGATTTCCTCGGCTTGCTTGGCTAGTTTAAGGGCCTTTAGGGTTTCGTAACGCAAAGTATGTTTTTCTAAAAATTGCGGTTTTTCCCTGTAGTAAACGCTGATTTCGATTGAGCAAGTATTGTTGGTTTCAAAAATGTGAACCCGCCCTTTTGAGTATTCGGTTTCCCGAAATTTCCCTTGCTCTAATACAACATTGGAATCGAACCCCATATCGGCTAGTCTCTTAATCGTCTTTTCGGTGAACATATTTGCCTCCTTGTTCTGACTTATAAAGTCCAGTCCTTGCCGTAGTCGGAAACGTAAGCGCAGAAGATATCTCGATCGAACAATGCGAGTTGCCCTCCCCAGAGTCCGATATAGGCGTTTTCGCTTATCACGGGGCAAGTTTTGTTTAAAGTATTGTAGTAAAAGCCCCTTTTCATGGCTTCTAGCGCCTCGGCTAAATGGGGGTAATCCGCGCATAGCATGGCGGAGTTTCTGATGAACGCGCTTCGGCTCACCCCCTTAATCTTTTTCAGTTCTTCCAGTTGGCTTTCGGTGAACGAGGTGCTGACGATGAACGACACGCCGTCACCTATCTTGCGATTTGGCATTTTTCAATCCTTTCTTGAAATCTTGGTAAGCCTCGCAGGTGTCGTGGCACTCTATGGGCTTTTTCTTTTTCAGCGGCCTAACGCACCCTTTGCAGGGGCAGGCTTGGTATTTAACCATGTCAATGAACATGGTCGCACCGCCTGATTCTTTGCTCGTTGGGCGCTATCTTCTGGCGGTAGTATTCCTGCGCCCAGTAGTTTCTCTCGAATCGGCAGAGTTCTAGGCTCATGCCGTTCTTAGGCATTGTGATTTTTTGCAATTTTTTCGTCCTCCATGAGTTCCTTTTGGGCGGTTTGGAGTTTCTTGTCCAAATCGGGCGCGAGCGCCCCGAACTTCTTTGCCTCTTCTTGGTTGTCCCATTGCGAGGCCATGGCCTGACGAAGCCCGACTCTCAATAGCACGAGTTCGGGGATAGTCAGCGCCACGTTCTTCTTTTTCGGCATTTGTTTGCCTCCTGTTCGCCATTAGTATAGCAAAGTTAATAACTTTTTGAAACGAAAATTATTAAGAAGCGTTTTTCCTGCGATATGAACTGCACAATTTGTCATAGTGTTTTTTGATATCTCGGTAGGCTTTCCAATTGCCGTTGGCTTTGGCTTGCCTCATCTTGAACCGCCATTCGTCCAATTCTTTATCCCGTGGGGTTCTAGTGTCTACAAAATGGGCAGAAACGTGACCGTTGTTAATGAGCGTTCCCATTGAACCACCAATCTTTTTGAATATTGAGCATTTGACCGAACAAAGCCATAAGGACTGGAACAACGATCGAATCGCCAGCAAGGTGATAAAGCGTATTGTCGTTCAGCAACTTATTCGCCTTGTCAAAATCGGAATCCTTGACCCCCATTAATCGCCAGCACTCCAAAGGAACAAGCCGCCTTAACCTTTTGACGTTGCTTCCGACAACGGGGCCGTGCTTGAATGAATAGGAAGACGAATATAACGCCTGAATCGTTTGCGCGTTTTTGCTTTTCCGCATTTCCCCGAACTCATAGTGATACGAAACCTCATCGTCTTTTTTCTTATCCGAAGTTTGAACGTAGTTATCGAACTGCGCTCTTTGAATTGAAGTATCGCTATGAATTGTGGCCGCTATCTCTCTGTTTATTTTAGGGCATTTATTAAAGGTCTTTTGCGGTGCGAGGATATATTTTATCTCGTTGCTTGTCAGGTAATATTTTTCATCGGCTTCTTCTACCAAAAAATCCTTTAGTTTAGCCTCTAGGCGCTTTGGGGTTGGAAACTGATAGGAATAATCTCCAAGCACCGATACCATAAAACAACGATTGCGATTTTGCGGAATCCCAAAATCGGTTGCCTTTAAATGCTTGATATAACTTTTGTATCCAAGTTTTGACAAAGTATCTTGCCACTTCCCTATGTTATTGGCATTCTTGTGAGAATCGACCTGCACGACATTTTCCATTACCAAGCAATCGGGAAGTTGGTTCAGTTCTGACATTTCCTTTAGGATTCTAGAAACCTGCCAAAGCAAACTAGACCTCGTTCCGCTTCCTTCGTCCATTCCTTGCATTTGACCAGCCAAAGACAAATCTTGGCAGGGGAAGGAATAAGTCATAACGACCTGAACTCTCTCTCTCTCTCTCATGGCGAAGTCCGCGCCTTTTGCCTTTGAAATATCGACTAGGTTATGGGTTGCGATTATGGAATTGTAGGCGAGTTTCAGCCATTCGATCGGCTTCCGATTTAACTGGTCTTTCTTCGCTGGGGTGTTCCAGTCCAAAGAGCAACCGCGAGAAACCAAGAATCGGACGATTTGCTCTTTGGTCAATCCTTTGCCATAGTCGTTTTGGTCTTTGGAGTGAATCGCTTTGTAGGCTATGCACGATGGCAACGACCACTCGCAGATTCGGAAACTCTCGTAGTCCGCGCCCAAATAGTCCAAGGCCAAAGACTGCGAGCCGTAGCCCGAGAACAACTCGATGAGTTTAACTGGCTTCGTCAGTTTGAACGAAGGGTAAGCGAAGTCGAATATCGAAGTTTGCTCGTACATTATGTTTTCTCCTTTATTTGGGGGAGCCAGTGGGGCCAGTCTCATCGTTGTTGAACATATCATCGTCATCGCTATCGAAGTGGCCCACGAAATTGTCTAGGCAGAACTTTTTGAACTCTTCCAACACCATGGATTCCTTTCTAAAACAATTTCGTTTGCTGATAACCGCTATCTCGCTCTTTCTTCGTTATGCCGTCAACGCGGTCGGTGGCGATTTTGAAGTATTTAGGCTCAATCTCGAATCCTAAGAAATGCCGTCCTAGCATTTTAGCCGAGGCGCAAGTCGTACCCGACCCACAAAAAGGGTCGAATATGAGTTGCCCCCCCCCAGACGAGTTGATGATTAGATTGCTGATGATTCCGAGGGGCTTGATTGTGGGGTGTCCGTAAAGTTCTTTGTCCGCTTTGTTGCACACGGTGGAATACCATTTTTTGAGCGTTTGCATATTACCGCTCAACTGCACCCCTTCTTCTCGGAAGAATAGGCAATACTCGGTATCGTGCAGATAATTGTTGTTGCAAGTCGGAATAGGGTTTGTTTTGTGCCATGTTATGAGGTCGAAATTACATTTCCGCTCTTTGACGAAGAAAGTCGTGTAATCGTAAATCTGCTCTTTGTTGCACCAAATATAGCAGTTTATTTTCTTCATCACTCGGACAAACTCGTTGAGGATAGACGGGTCGATTCCCTGCACGAGGTTTTCCTCGCACTTGGTGGTATCGCTTCTCATCTTGATTAAAGAGGCTACTTTGACTTCTTCATGGCTACGTTTCTTCTTGCCGAAAGCACATCCTCCGCCACCGCTTCCGAAATCGTATGGCGGGTCGGTAACGATCAAGTCAACCGACTTATCGGGTACTTGCTTAATCAATTCGTAGGCGTTGCCAAAGATGATTTTGTCAGTTTCCATTTCATAAGCCCTCCTTGAATAATTCTTTCAACGCGTTGTACTTTTTCTCAACCTCTTTGAGCCGTTCGTTCTCCGCGAGCAGTTCCAAATAAGTGGGGGTCACGTTCTTGGACTCAAACAAAAGGAACTCGACCCTATCGGGCGCTACCTTCGTAGAAAAAAGGCGCATACCTGCGAGCATGGCTGGAGATTTGGAAGTTCCGTGGCAGGTCGGAATGTCGAAGGGTTCGACATAGGCGTATTTCTCGTTGATAACGCACACGTTGGCATTGATTCCGCGCTTGACGGCTTCAATTTTGGCCTCAGTGATTCTTTTAACCATTCCGTCAACGGTGCTTTCCATAAAAGTGCTCATTTGCCCTCGCCTTCTTCTAAGAAGACTTCCATATCGTTCGGCAACTTGGATTTCAATTCCTTCAAGTCGATTTTGGTCGATACCACGAGGACTTTGACATAAAAGGCCGTCTTGATTGCGGAGCCGTCACTGGCCTTTGAAACGTATTTGACCGAGAAAGCCCCGAGGTTCGACTTGCCGTCAGAATAATCGTGCTTGGAAATGACGGCCTTCGTTTTCTCACCGATTGTTTTCGATAAGACTTCTTCGCCGAACTCGCTGATTTTATTCATGCTTTCCTTTCTTCGACCGCTATCCACTTGTGGGAATCGGGGTCAACGCCAAGTGCTTCGCAAATCGCGGACGAATATCCGCTTCCGTGGTGCGTGATTTCTTCGATTATCCCGTAGTTCGTGTGGTATTGCCTTTCAGATTTAGTATTCGACTCAATCCAGTGCGCCACTTTGGTAAGAAGGTCGATCTTCTCTTGGTCGGTCATAATGGCGTAAATGCCAGTTTTGGTTGTTTGGCAGTCGATGATTTTCATGCTTTCCTTTCGTACCGCGCAACGCGGTATTTGATCGTGTCTGCTTCGTAGTGGCTGATTTCTTCTCGGCAACCGTTTTCGGTGAGGTAGATTTCGCCTCCCGTCAGCGGTGTCCAGTCGCTACCGTTCAGGCTCATTTCGACAATGTAAATCATGGTTTCACCTCATGCGCTTCAAGCGCCTCGAACTTTTTGAGCCTCGGGCAGTTCTTGGACATTTCCTCGGCCCGTTCCTTCGCGGTTTTGAGCGACAGGAATCTAATCGCATCCTCGATGATAGGGGACATATAATTCCTGCTCTCCCTAGCCGTGAGGTACACTTCGTCAGACCCGTCATAGGCGGAGACTAGATAGAACTTCGGGTATCTTTTCATCACGGGGTTCGAGGCTTCAAACGCTTTGACTATCATAAGCCCAACTCCTTCGCGGAGAACACGCGCCCCTCGACTAACCAGCCTCTAGGGAATCGGTCGATCGCGGTTCCGTAGTTGTTGACCCACAAAGGGTACTTTGGAATCGAATTGACCGATAGGCGGAAATAATACCCATTCACCTTCCGACCGCGCTTCCACGCGAGTTTAAGAAGGTTTGCCAGTTGTTTGTCGGAAGTCACCTTCACGGCGTTGAACGGCGGTTGCTTCTTGCCGAAGAAAACCTCCCTATTTCGCTTCAGGCTCATCGGAGTCTCCTTTCAGGCAATGGAACGCCTCTTCGACCGCGCCGATCGTGGCGTTGTAGCAAAAGCCAACGAACGCAACGATGACGAACATTAGGAATAGGAACAAAAAGCAGAACGGATAGGACACGACCCATAGAACCTTCATAGCAGAATCTCCTTGCAAATCGGGAGTTTGAAGTCTTTGGCGAACTTCTCTCTGCAACTCTTCAACGTGAACGCTTCGCCTTCATCGAAGTCCGATTCGTTGTAGGTTCTCGAATCGTAGCCATACGAACATTCGTAGATGAAGGTCACGCCGCGGAATCCCAAAAGTTCGGCTGGCGTGATAGGTCTGTGGTCAACGGTATCCGTGGCTCGGTTCAGCTGGATAACGCACTGCAGTTGGAGATACTGGTTTAGCGTGATGAACTTCGCCAGTTCCTCTTTGTAGCAGTAAACGCAGGCGATGGTCGAGCCGTCCTTGGCGACCAACTTGAAAGTCTCTCTCATAAGACCTCGATTTCCACCACGCCGTCTTGGCACGAAATGTGGTCGACCTTCCGATTGAAATCGTCTTTCATGGCTTGGAATTGGTGGCTATCCGCCAAAAATCCCTCATAGATTACCTTGTTGCCTAAATAGGTTTCCACCTTCACCTTTTGTCGTAGCGACATTAGGTTTAGAAAATCGCGCAGAATCATATTTGCCTCCTTGCTCTCGATTCTTCCGCACGGCTTGCAACGTGCCTTGGCTGATTAAGGAAGCCCCGAAGGGCTTTATTTTTTGATTGTGACGATCAACCCGAAGTTCGAGGACTGAACCAACGCTACTTCGTGTTTGGCGTAATCTTTGAAACTGGGGTAATTGCGAACGTTGGCAACGGTGTCATTCGTATAAACCAACTCCGCAGAAGTCTTGCTCTTGTCCAAGAACAATGTAATGTTTTCGTTGCCCTTGGTTACGGATAATAAACTTTCTAAGTTCATGTTGTTTGCCTCCTTGATGAACAACACTATTGTATCAAAACTTATTAAGATTTAAATGATAATTTTAATAATTTTTGTTACGTTGTATAAAAAGCGTTAAGAAAGCACGATGATTGCTACTAAACCGCCAATGAACAAAGCGAGCAAAAACGCGATTAGGACAAGCCAAAGCACGATACCTACTTTCCACGCGTTGCCGTAATCTTCGTTCATGGATGACTCACTTATGCTGTTCGTGAGAATGCCTTTATCCATCTTTGCGCTCCAGCAATGAGAAATCGGTGAATATCGAGGTCTGCCCTTTTAGGTTTATCCCGTTCAGCCTGTCCTGCGCTATCCTGAAATATCCGTCATCGCGCTCTATCCCCACGAAGTCCCTGTTGCAGTTGCGGCAGGCGACCCCAGTGCTCCCGCTCCCCATCGTGAAGTCCAGGACTTTGTCGCCTTCGTCCGAAAACGTTTTTATAAGGTCTTCCAAAAGAGATACGGGCTTTTGGGTAGGATGGCTCCCATCGGAGTCTTTTGGGTAGCAAAGGACATTCGATTTGGAGTCATTCCCTTCCCAAAGGTTGAAAGTGCTTTTGACTGTTTTCTTGAATCCATAATCTTGTTTTTTGAGTTCTTCGTAAGATTGAAATCCTTCCATCTTATCTATTCCGAAAACCGATATCAATCTTTCGTATGTTCCCTCGGTGCAAAGGCAGAATTGGGAAGAACCGATCCGCGGGCAATGATCAATATCTCCGCCAAATTCCTTTTTAACCTTTGTTTTGCTAACGTAGAAGCAATGCTCCGCAGAGCGGTCGCCCAATTCCTTGTTTATAACCTTGCAGGATTGCGCTCCGATGAAATCAAGGACTCTCCTAAAATAACCCCTGAGAGGGTTAAGCAATCCCGTATCGTGCGATTTTTGGAATATCAGAATCTCCTCGTAATATGAAACCATTGCCGATTTTGCCATCAAAGAATTACCTGAAGTTTTTTTAAGCCAAATGGCCTTATAGGAAAATGGGAGTGATGCATTTTGCTTTGTTATCAGTTCGCTTGTAAGTGGCTCCTGTGAGAAAAGTATTAGTCTTCCGTTTTGGCGAAGAAGCCTCAAGCATGATCGGAATATGGTTTCGGTGTCAAGCGCTTCATCCCACTCCACCTTCTCGCCGCGCTTCTCCCAACTGTCGAGTTTCGCCCCTTTCATCGTTCCGTAAGGCGGGTCGGTGAGAATAAGATCGAAAGAACCGCTTTCGAGTTTTGCCATTTCCTCGAAGCAATCGCCGTGAATCAATTTATAACTCATATTTTCCTCTCCTTTACCATTCTTTCGTAGTGCCTCTTCAAATCGTTTGCGTGCTTCCATATACCCCCCTTACTTCTTGGCTTCCTTGGCGGAGGCTAGGATTTCCTCATCGTAATGCGCCAATAGTTTTTCGTTCATAGATAATTCCTGTGGAAGATTTTGAGCCAGTCATCATCGGGATAGGCTTTCAAGAACTTCGCCTGCGCCTTTCTCCGCAGGTCGTCAGTCATCGCCCTAGAATCTTTCGAGAAATGCAGTTTGTCGTGGCAGGAACGGCAAAGGGGGACGACCAAGCCGTACTCGGTGGACTTGTCCCTAGTCGCGCCCCCCATGATATGGTGAATCTCTAGATTCTCGGTCGAACCGCATAGGTAGCACCGCGCGAAATCCTGGGTCATTATGCTTTTCATAGTTTCGCCATGAAGCAACGCAGCTTCGTTTCGTTGGCCTCATAGTCCCCTTTCCGCATATATAACAAGTATGTGTCATTTATGCGACACCAATTTGGCTTCCTTGGCTTTCGCAACCCAATCTATATCGAGGCATTGCGAGAAGATAGCCATTAAACAAGTCGTGACAATGGAATCGCCCGCAAGGTGATAAAGAACTGAATCCGAAAAAGAGGAAATCAGCCTTTGGCTACGATCATCAGAAACACCCATCAATCGGAAGCACTCGCGCGGGGTCAGTTTCCTTATCCGCAAGCCGATGTTGTATTTCGTTGGGAAGGAGGCGGTCACGGCGGTGGAGGTCCCATCCGGCGAATAAACGCGGTTTTCGATTGAAGGTTGCTTTCCGCCAACGGTTGGGTTGAGGCAAAGCGGAACCCTATCTCCACCTTCGCAGGTATTCAAAGTCGGAGCCGAGCCATCGGGTGAGTAAACCCTACCCGACGCTTTGTTTTTGAAATTAGGGGAATCCGGAAAAAGGTTTCCAAGTTGAACGACTCCGGTATCCGGAGAGGTTTTGATAGTTTGTGCCAAACCGCGTTGAACGGTTCCGCGTTTGCCTTTTAGATGATTTATGTAAACTCCATCCCCGTCGCCGGCTTCCTCATAGCCTTTTTTCGTTGCCGAAGGAACGATTACGCAAGCGTCGGCTGCCTCGGCTTTGATGGTTCTAGATAAACCAGAAAGAGGACCCCGTTGGAAATCCTTGGATTGGCCGCAATAAACCCCTTTAGGTTCGTCACAAATATAATTATCTATTCCCGACCTTTGATATGATGTGTCGGCGTGGATAGTTTTAGCTATTTCGGGATTCAATTCGGGTTCATGATAGAAATTGCGAGTTCCGGGCGATAAAACGTATTCAATGGCTTTTTCGCTCAAATAGTATTTCTCATCCACGTCTACTTCCAACAAATCCCGCAGCCGATTGGAAAGTTCGATTTTCCTCGGGAAGGAATAGGAATAATCGCCAAGGACGGAAACCAAGAAAGCCCTTTTGCGCGTTTGGGGTATCCCAAATTCGGTGGCCTCCATAATTTGAAGTTTGTTTTTGTAGCCCAACGATTCCAAAAACGAAATCCATTTGTCGAGGTTTTTGAGGTTCTTCTCACCGGCGACCCCTGAAACGTTCTCCATAAGAAGGAAGTCGGGCAACTGCCCAATCTCGCCCATTTCCGAGATAATCCTTCTGACCTGCCAAAGGAGAGAGGAGCGCGTTTCGCTTCCTTCGTCCATTCCGGCCATCATTCCGGCGTTGCTAAGGTCTTGGCACGGAAACGAATAGGTCATAACCGTTTGAATATCGCCCTTGTTACTTATAGCGAAATCAGAACCTTTCGCCTTGGAAATATCCGGATGGTCCTTCGTGGCGACTATCGCGTTGTAGATCTCCCTTTTATTGCGAAGCCTCTTTATCTCGCTTTCGGACATCGGCAGGTTCCAATCGGAAGAAATGCCAAAAGAGAACAGAAGAGAAGCCAAATCCCCATCAGACAAAGTGGAAGAATAATCAACCACATCATTGGGGAAATGGAGTTTTTTGTAAGCCAAAACGCTTTTCCAATTCCATTCGCTGATTCCAATGTGGGTGAAATCAACCCCAAGATACTCCAAAGCCAAAGACTGACTTCCGTACCCGGCGAACAATTCAATCAGCCCGACTTTCTTCGTGAACTTGAAATCGGGGTAGACATCCATCATCGGGGTAGAATAGGCCGAACACGTTTCTTTCAAACTCATATTTTCCTCTCCTTTACCATTCTTTCGTAGTGCCTCTTCAAATCTTTCGCTTTGCTTCCATATACCCCCCTTACTTCTTGGCTTCCTTCGGTCCTTCGGTCGGTCCATGGCTCGGATAGGCGGCCGTTGTTGATGACGATTCCGCTCATATTTTGGCCATGAACGACGCGAACTTTTTGAAGTTGTTGTCGTATTCGCCCTCAACCAACGATGCTTCCGCTAGGTTGAGCATCGACTTGGATGCGTTATCGGGTATCAAGGCGATGATTGATGCCGGATCTTCGATCAAGCCTTTATCGCATAGCCTTTGCGCGTAAGCGCGTTTATTAACTCCTCCGTTATCCGTAGTCTTTAAGACTTCTTCTCCTTTACTTGCTTTACTTATACTAGACTTACTTATACTTACTTCTACTAACTTGGGTTGACAAAATGTTGACATTTTGTTGACATCGCCTTTTTCTTCGATAGCGACTGGGTTTTTGTAGTCCTTGTTCAATCCAGTGTCTGAAATGAGCGAAACGAGGGGTTTGCCCTTCTTCGGGTCGTCCGTGTATGAGCCGTCAGGCTTCACGGTGAGCGCGGCTTCCAAATCCGTCCATTGCGTTCTTTTGAAGTGGTCGGGGGCGATATAATTCTCTTGGAACCAGTGCTTGATGACGATGACCCCTTCCTTCATCGGGAGGATAAATCTTTTCCCCATGAGGATTTTAAGGTCGTCAGCCGAGGCGTTGCTTTTGAACTGGGCGGTTTTGACGCTCGCAACAAAACCTTCGTCATCGGCCTCTAGGATAAGGCGGAAATAAAGAGCCTGTGCGCTCGCGGGCATATCGGTGAAAAAAGAGGTGTCGGCAACCTCTTTGCTAATCATTCTTCGGTTCGCCATTATTCGGCCCCCTCAAAATACTTCTCGATTTTCGCCACGATTCTTTTGGAAGGGCAGTGGCGGTTTCGGCAGACCAAGAACAACTCCTGCTTTTGGATTCCGATCGAGTCCGCCAGTTTCGCGTAGGAGAGTTTGTTTTCTTTCATGTAGCGGACAATCGAAAGCCCCAGTCGGCGCGAGGCCGTCCGATAATCGTCTCGGGCGGACTCGCTTTCTTCAACGGCTAAACGATACTTGGACACGCAATTCATAACTTCGTTCATAAGTCTCCTTAAAAGGGCAGTTTGTCCTCATCGACTGGCGACTGGTCTTTTGCCATGGCCTTGATATCGTCCTCCTCTTTCTGCAAAGTCAGTTTGAGGTTTCCCAAGACCGCTTGCAGGATTTTGGGGTCGGTGATTTCGGCGATCGAATCGGCGTTGTGCTTTTTGAGCCAGTCGATGAACTTAATGGTGTTTGCAGGGTTCAGTTTCGCAACAACGTCCTTGATTTGCTTTTGCAATTCGGTCGCTGGGTCGGTTTTCGGGGCGATAGGCGAGTTTCCCTCATTGGATTGAGGGATTGAGCCATCATCGGGCAAATCCTCGCCAGCGTAGAGTTTTAACCCCAATCCGAACATGGCGAGGTTCTTGACGAGGCAACGCATGATGGCCTTGTTGATATCGAACATGGTAGCCGAATCCACGCTCCGCTTGCCGTTCTTCGTTTGGTATTCGTAGGGGTGGTCGAGCATGGCGTTGTTGTTGCCGTCCATGACGGGGAGCCACATTTCGTGGGTTTCGTTTTGGATAGTGACTTTCGTCATCACCAAATACCCAGCTTTCGGGTCGTAGTGGTACGGCACGCCGTTGAAGCGCTCGATTTCGTAGGAGCAGTCGGGGAACTGGTTTCGGGCGTATGCCCAAGCCCATGCCCATGAGAGGTAACTAAGGTTCGGGCCGTAGTTGCTCTTCTTCTGCTCAATGTGTTCGTCAATATCGACCTTCGACAATAATTGATAGGTGTCGCTCATAAGATTTCCTCCTTGAAATCCTTGTCCTTGACCCAGCCATGCTCGGTCAGCAATTTTTCGGCTTGCGCGATCTTGTCGCCCTCGAAAACGAAGGTGGCGACTTTGCCAACGGACTTTTGGCGCTTCAAGGAATCTTGGATATTCTCTTTAAGCACCGCCTCCAAAGCCTCGTTGGTGAGGTTGTAGTAGGACGGAAGGTAGACTTCCTCGAACTTGGGGGCTTCGCCGTCCAGCGAGCCGTCTTGAAGCAACGAGCCTAAGACTTTGGAGTAAATCTCCTTGGCCTTTTCGTATCGGGCTTCCTTCTTCGCGTTCAGGACTTCCGTTTGGTAGTCCTTGGCCTGCGATGAAAAGTCGTTCAATAAATCAACGATCGGCTTCACCGCGTTTTCGAGGTTGCTGACATACGGCTCTTCGGCGGAGGCGAGTTTCGCCTTCCAGTCTTTCAAAGTCTTGTTCAGTTTCGTTACCTCTTTGGCGCAGAGGTCGGCGTTCTCGGGCGTTGGCTTCACGGCCCGAGCGTTCTCGATTTCGAGTTTGAGGGTATCTTCCAGAAGTTTCAAGTCCGCTTCGAGGGAATAACCCTTCGCGGTTTCTAAGATGACGATTTCGTTCATTCGGATTGCCTCCTTAATGCAATTTCCTTGATTGTCGTGTCAACTTTTTCGGATAGGCGGTCGCCAGTTCCTTTAGGGCTTCGACTGGAAGCCCCATGAAACTGGACAACCTGTAATAGATTCTGTCGCTCGGTTTGTACCCCCTTCCTATGTTTCGTAATTCAGCCATGGTTATGCCTGCGTAAAGGCAGAACGACTCTTGGCTCATGTGGGCGCACCCTTTTCGGAAGTTGCGAACCGTGTCGGCTAATGTTTCCATTAAGCCTCCAACTCGACTTCGGCAAGGTGCGCTTTGAACCAAGCGTAATCCTTGGCGTTCAAACCGAACTCGCCCATGTCGCCGTTAGGGTCGCCCAATGGGGACATATCCTCGGTGAGATACTGACCGCCCTCGACCATGTGGACGGGGTGGTTGGCGTGGCGTTTGCCAGTCAAGGTGTACGGGTGAAGGGTGGTGGGCCAATCGCAGACTAGAACTTTTCGTTTCATGTTTTTGCCTCCTTGAAACTATGAATAGTATAACGCGCAGTTTACGGCTTTCAACAAAAACTTAATAATTTTCACTTCCGATCGTTCGGGTAGGTGAGAACGCAACCCCTGCGATTCAGTTTGTCATCGGCGAACACAACGTCCCCGTCAGTGCAGTGGACACGGAGTTCGTTGCCATAGCCAGCCTGCTCGGCGTGGTAGGCGCAGTAATCGCGGTGCAGAAGGCACTCGTGAATCGTGCCAGCGTAAGTCAGTTCTTCCATGGTTATTTGTTCCCTTCTTCGATTCGGATATTGTAGGTTAGGTTATTGATATATTGCAGGTATTGGTCGCGCTCGGCTGGGGTGTGCTTGCCGTTGCAGTCGATCGTCCCGTAGACACCGTTCCACATGAGCAACTTGCCCTCGTAGTAGCGGTTCTTCCCATTGGTGGGAATACGAATCTTCAACTTCTGACCAATCGTCATAATGCCTCCTTGCTCTCGCTTATGCGCGGACTTGCAACCGCCGTTGGTGCGATTAAGGGGCGTGCTTTTGGCACGCTTGTCAGGCTTTCAGAATCTTCGCGTTCGGGTATTTCCCCTTCAATTCCTCGATTTTGCTATTGAGCCAATCTTGGTTCGGGCAACATTCGTCCTGCTCTAGGTCTTCGCACGATAGGGTTTTGTAGGTTTCGACAACCCAGTATTTGTTATGCTTGTCGTACCAGTACTCGATCGTGACTTCGGCCTCGGCTTTCGCCTTGGCGCACTCGTCAGTGAACTTAATCTCCCAGTTGAGGCCGCCGATTGGGTGGTCGATTTCAACAACCTCGACTTTGCAATCCCCACGTTTGAACCAGTAGCCCTTCTTGTAGAAGTTTGAGAAAATCGGCTTTTCTTTCATGCCCTCGGTTTTCAGTGCCTTCTCAATGAAATGGGCCTGTCGGTCGGTGATTGCAGTTCCGTAAGCAAAGGCGTTGTTCGTCTGCGCCTTCGCCTTGCATTGTAGGTCGGCTAGGATTCGGCCAAGCCAAGTTTTGTTGACCATAGTTTTGCCTCCTTGGTAACGCAATCATTATAACGCATTGTTTACGAAAAACAACAACGAGATTTCAAAAAGCGGCTTTTTTCGTCTTATAATGTTGGCATGAAATACGGAATCAATCCCCTCATGGTCAAACTCTGCAACGCCTATCCGCAGTACGATTTCACGTTGCGGACGGCGTGGCGTTTCGATCGTGACGAAGGGCGCGGATATTCCATGTACGAAGTTTGGCGCAAGCCCAGGGTCGAGAAAAGCGAAGAACCCTCGAAGAACGCTAAGGTTTTCAGCGGCGGTTTCGAGTCCCTTAGGGATTACCTCATCAACGAATTGGAGAGCGCATGAAACCCGTGAAATGCATATGCCTTACCACCAAGGAAGGCGACAACCTAAGAAAGCAGCTGGAGAGCCAAGGCTGGGTCGTGCATAGTTTTACTTATAGTTACGACTCTAACGGGATAGTCTGCTCATTGAGCGCGGAGTTGTGGCATGAGCGATGATACTAAGAGCAAAGCAAAGGAATTGCCGAGCCTCCAAGAGATAGCGCTCCGCATGAACGAGGCCATCAATAATAAAGACCTCAAGCCTTTCGCGCGGTCGGAACTCATCGACCAACTGAAAGCCCTGTCCGCGACCGTCAAACTGGCGAAGGACGAGCAGGCCGAGGAAGGCGACGAGAACGACAAAGTTGAGTCCATAGTCGTCACGTTCGTCTCCCCCGACACGCCCGAACAGGCGAAACGGCTCTCCGACATTGACGGCGAGTTGGACAAACGCGAGGCGCAAGACAGGCAAGGCAATGCTTGAGAACCACGTCCTCTCTTTGAAAGTCCCCCTTATCTTCAAATCTTTATGGGACAAGGACTTTCATCAAATAGTCGAAGCAGGGGGCCGTTTGTCGGGCAAGACCGCCAACGCGATCATCTACGCGTGCCTAGATATGCTTTCGCACCCTTATGGGGATTGGATTGTTTTCCGCGCCAAGTTCGCCTCGTTCAGAACGACCGATTACGAAGAGGTCATGGCTTTGATACGCGACAACGGCTTAGGCAAGGAGTTTCACATTTTAGGTTCTCCCCTAAAGATAATGAGAAGGAAGAACGCCGGGACGATCTATTTCATGGGCGCGGATTCGATAGGGACGAACGACAACCGCACGCACGGCATAAAGACCTCTCATCATTTAAGGGGGGTCATATTCTCCGAAACGCAGGAGTTCAGAACCGAGAACGCCTTTAACCAAGCGTGCGCCTCGGTGCGGAGAAACTTCACGACCAAAGACGGGCAGACCGACCCCGACTGGAAAATCATCGTGCAGTATAACCCTCCGCAGTCCGAGGGCTTTTGGATTAACCGCTGGGCGAACCGCGTGAGATTCGACCCCGATTGGCATTTCATCGAGCCGAGTTATTTGGACATACTCCCTTTCATCAACGACATTGACTTGCGCGACATAAGGAAAAACAAGAGGGAAGACCGCGACCACTACGATTGGTTCTACCGAGGCAAAGTCGGCGGCGGAATCGAGGGTTGCTACCCCATGCTGAACTTTCAGGAATATTGTTGCTACAGAAACCAAGCCGAGGAAAGGTCGAAGCACCGCAGGGTGGTCGCCTTGATAATCGGTTGCGATGGCGCGGTGGACAGGGACTGCACTTCTTTCGTCCCGTGCGCGTTGACAGAGGACGGGGACTTTTGGGTTTCATCAAGGGACTTGTTCCATTACGACCCCAAGAAAAGCGGGGTGCTGGCCTCGTGGCCTCTGTGCGACCAAGGGGGGCCAGCGTGGAAATGGTTTTACGGGTGGGAGGGCATAGGTTGCCACTACCAAGGCATTTGCGAACGCTACCCGAGCCTCAACGGAATGTCCGTGCCTATTTTCATGTTCTACGACTCCGCCGCGCCCGAACTGGGGCAGTCTTTGCGGTTCCATTTCGGCAAAAGGTGCAACGGCATTTACCCCGTCTCGAAAGGCACGATCGTTGGAATGGTCGATTGCGTGCGAGGCGTGCTTGCCAAGAAAAGAGTCCACTTCATCATGGACAACGGGTACTGGGACTTCAAGGCAGGCGCTCGGCTTCCTGCTTGGGTGCTTGGGAAGTTCCACCCACCCTACGACCAAGCGAAAATGCTCCGCATGGACGAGACGGGTCTGAAATACGATGACACCATACCGAACGATGATTCGGACGCTTTGACTTACGCGATTTGGTCGTGGTTCAAGAACCCCGCGAACATTTCGTTCGGAGATTTCATTCGCCTCTGATTAAAAGCGTGATATATTAGCCTTGAATAGGCGGAAAAGAGAAAATAAATGGGAACTGAATTGACCGCTGGCAACCTTGAATTGGTCAACCAACGCGTGTCCGCGATGGCGGTCGCCTGCTACCTATCTGTCGTCTACACTTCAAGCGATATGTTCTTCGCGCTGGCCCCTTCCGCGTACCAGCCCTATTATCTGCAAGTCGTGCGCCGTTGCCAGCAATTCTATGACGGCTATGTGCCAGGATTGCACAACAACGCTGACGGGATTATCTCATCGCGCTTGGCCTCGGCTCTGTGCAGTTCGCTAGCCCGAAAGATAGTCGGCTCCGCGGTCGGCTTCAAGAACGGCGCAGGCTCAAACGATTTCAACGCCGTCTCATGGCTTTCTCATCGCTGGGCGAAGGGAAACAAGTTCACCATTTTCTGCAAGCGCTCCACGGACTATATGCTCGGTTTCGGCACTTCGCTGATAAAACTTAACCGCACCGCTGACGGCAAATACTGGCCCGATTGTTGCAGGCTTGACGATTTCACCTTCACCGAGACGGCTGACGGCGAACTCAAAGAGGTTCGGTCGCTGATTAAGGCTTACCAAAACGTGGACGGGCTGGACAAAGAGCCTTCCTCTTACTTTTTGGTAGACCACCGCTTCTTCAAAGGTCAGGCTGGCGTGTCCCTTTGGACTGACTCCGAAGGAAAGAGATTCATGTTCCCGAAAGAGGACAGGATACCCTATGTTGAATACGAGGTCGTCCGAGTGATGAATGTTGGCGGAACGCAGTCACACCAGCTGGGCAACGCCTCGCCAGTCGATTGGGACAATCTTCCCGAGGCGGTCAAGAAGGCCATAAACCGCGATTACGGCGCGTATAAAATAGGCGAGCCGATACCGCTTCCCTTCTCCAAGGGTTGCTTGGGCGCATGGCTATTGAAGGCTGACGGCTATGACGGCTCGGCCCCCAATATGCCCTTCGGCAAATCAATCCTAAGAGACATTCTCATTGATTTGGCGCAGTACGACATTATCCAGTCCTTCGCCTCTAGGGACATAAACAACGGGCAGGGGCAAGTATTGACCCCCAAGGCTTTGGATATGTCCGACATGGCCCAGCAGGTCGTCCGCAAGGCTGACGGAACTGAGACCACGATGACGATAGCCAACGACCCGTATTCTCCAAGAAGCGCGAATTACCAAATGCCTGACGGGCAGGACATAAACTCCAACAAACCTATAGTCAACCAGTTCGATCTAAGGGCCGACCAGTGGCGTGCCTTGCTTGACGGCAAACTCCGCGATATCGCAACGAAACTGAACCTTTCCCCGAAAGTCCTTTCGGCTTCCTTGGCGCAAGACCAGCCCTCGCAGAAGACCGCGACCGAGGTGGACTCGGACGATGACTCCACGGTCGATTGGGTCGAGACGATGAGGGGTTGCGTTGCCGACCAACTGAACGAACTCATCGAGGAACTCCTGTCCGTGAACGGGATAAACGGCAACGTCGAGGTCAAGTTCGGCAATGTCGGCCTCCGTTCCAAGGCCAAGGCTTTGGCGGATATCCAAGTCGAACTCCAAAACCATTTGATAACCACCGAGGAAGCGATACGCGAACTCCACCCCGAAATGGACGAAGACCAAATCCAACTTTTGATTGCTAAGTGCAACGCCGAGAAACAGGCCGACAAAGAGAGCCAGCCTTTGTTCCCTGACTTAGGGGGTAACTAATGCCGACCAAACCCAACTCCGCTGGAGAGCAACAGGACTACGTTCCAGCAGGCAACGGCGACCCATCGGGAGAATACGCTGACGAGGCTGGCGCGAACATTCATTTTCATGTGTTCAAGAAACCCGACGGACAAGCGAAGCCTCCAGCAACACCGACTGAACCCAAACAAGAAAAGCCAAAGGAAGAAGTCAAAAAGGGAGGCCAAGAGTTTTTTGATAAGTTTGTCGATAGCGACCAAGTAAAAGGTGATGCGGAGTTTAAAACGAAACTCAAAGAAGCCGTTTCAAACGGGAACCAACCCGAAAAAGACCTTTTCATGAAAATGGTCGATACCTATAACATTGCAATCGAGCAATCTAAAGTAAGGGATTACTACGACGGAAGCGTTAATCTTAGCGGTAAAATATACGATTCACCGAATTATGCGAAGGGCGCTGTGGCATATCACGAAATGGGTCATGCGATAGACAGCGCGTTCACCGCTGGGGAGTTTTACGAACACGCTTCGTCTACCATTGTTCTTTCAAATGGCAAGACGCTCAACAAAACGATCTTGGAAGATACCCATGTCAAAGATTTTGAGAAAAACGCTTTGAAAGATGTTGAGGATTTCAAAGTAAAAATAGGCAGTCAATTACTTCCGAACTATGCGGAACTGAAAAAAGAAGATGATGAATCATATCAAAAAGAGTTAGCACTTAGACAATCCCTAATCAAGAAGTCGATTGCGGAAACTGGCGGTTACAATCCCGATGAAATATCTAACAATCCTGAAGTCCTTAAATTGGAGAAAAGGATTTCCGAAGTCAGAAGTGAACTGTGGAAAGTCCACCAGCAAATCAGCGATGCGGTCGCGGTTGAATTTGGTGATGTGTCCGATATGTTCCAAGGTTCAATAGGAAGTCTGCTGGCTAACATGGGCCACCCTTCTTCATACTTTAGAAGAAATGTGCAACTTCGCGGGACCGAGTTCTTTGCGGAGTGCTTTTCCGCAGAAGCGACAAACCCCGCTTCGCTTAAACGAATAAAGCAATATTTTCCAAAGGGCTACAATGCTTTTAGGGAATTATACGATAAAATCACCAAAGGAGAGATTCAAAGCGGATGGATAAAGAAAACGAAAAATTGAAAGAGTATTTCATGAGGTTTGGCGATTTCCCTCCTCTTTTCACCACGATGACCTACGAAGATGAGTGGTATCAAAAGAAAATGGAAGAAGCCATAAATAACGGCAAGCCCATAACCGAAGACGACCTCTCCGAAATCGAGGGCGCTGATT